CGACTGAGACGGTCGTGGGCGAAGACCGTGAGATCCTCCAGCGCTTCCAGCAGTTCTCGACGGCCAACCCGGTAGACTGTGCGTCCAAGTGGATCATGCGCCTCGAGTTCGACGAGACGGAGATGGCCGCTCGTAACATCAATGATATGGTCACCATCCAGGACAAGATGGGCCAGGCGGGACTCCACATTCTCCAGTGCGTCTACACCGACTCCAACTCCGAGAAGCTCGTGATGCGGATCGTGTTCCCCGACGATATTGTCAAGAACCTCATGGCTCTCCGCTTCCTCGAAGAGCGTGTCCTCGATGTGGTTCTCACGGGCATTGACGGCGTGGGTCGTGTCATTCCTCGTGAAGTGAATCGTGAACTGGTGTGGGACGATACAGTGAACAGCTACGTCTCCAAGAAGCAGCACGTCCTGGACGTCGAGGGCGCCAATCTCTACGATCTCCTTGCCCGTGACAATGTAGACCCCACCCGCACATTCAGCAATCATATCCACGAAGTCTACGATGTTCTGGGCGTAGAAGCCGCTCGCCAAGCACTCTATGATGAGTTCTTGGAGGTGTTCACGGAATCGTCCGTCAATTACCACCATCTATCCGTGCTCCTGGATGCCATGACATACCAGGGCCGTCTCGTCTCGGTCAACCGATTCGGAATGTATATGCATGACAATGGCGTGCTGGCGAAGTCGTCGTTTGAGGAGACGTCTAAGATTCTATTCAATGCTGCCGTTTCCGCTGAGTTTGATCCCATGAAGGGTGTGTCGGCCAACATCATGTTCGGACAGAAGCCCCCGTGCGGCACTGGATTCGTGGACATTCTGCTGGACGAGACCCGCCTGCCCGAAGGGACGGATGAGGCGTATGTGGACTACCGTGACCAGATCAAGCAGAAGGTGGATACCGCCTACGCCGGAGACACCGAGTGCAAGATGGAGGATATCTCGATGTGGTAATGAAGGTTTAGAGATAGGCTATCGTAGAAGAATAAACGAGCAACTTTTTTGTCTGGAAGAATTGCTCGATCTTGTTTGCGAATGGAAAAGTTCCAGTACGGCCAGAAAGTGGAGTACCAAGTTGTGGATGTTCTCCGGGACTTCCAAACATCAAAGAGCCATGTCCAGTATGTAAAGACAGTAAACCACGGGACAATGCTGATCATGGACGGGGAGATTCAGTATTCGACACTGGACGAACATCGGTATCACTATCTACTCACGAGCCCTATATTTCAGCAGTCACAACGAATTCTGATTCTGGGAGGCGGGGACGGACTGGCAGCGAGAAATCTATACAAATCCCCGAACACTACAAGCATTACAATAGTCGACTGGGACTCCGATTTCGTGGAGTTTGCGAAGACAAATCTCCCTGAGAATTGTGGTTCACTTCTGGATCCTAAGACGCAATACGTCTGTGCCGATGCTCTCAAGTATATTCAGATGATTGAAACCAAGTATGACGGTGTCATCATTGATCTTCCCGATCCCGATGGAGAGTTTATGGAGGCTCTGTATACCAATATTCTTACAGATCTTCCCAGAATTCTAGAACCGAATTCAACGGTAAGTATGCATGTAGGACCCGTGTCATTGTGTGAGGATCACCCGAGTTGGGCATTCATCGCAAAATGTAAGAGGATATTCCAGCGATCGTTCGGTATACTTCCAAAATTTGATAAGGTCTATGTTCCTTCTTTTTCCCACGAATGGGGATTTCTAAGCTGTCATAACGGAACGCATATTCCGTATCGTCGGTATCCAATCGACACAGATATCAATGATATCTATTCGATGATCTAGTAGTAGCCACGGCCCGCCTTCTTCGTGTGCCGGCGGCGGCGACCACCCTTGCTGAAAGGAGAAGGGGCAGACGCTCCGGACGGGAGAGTGCCGGCGGGGGATACGGCCGTAGCCGGGGCAACGGAGGACGTGGCACCGGGCAGCTCGGCGGGCTTACCGTCCGTGGACGCAACATCCGCACCTCCACGGCGAGAACGCCGGCGGCGGCCACCCTTCAGCTCCGAGGAGCCCTGGTAAGTCGCATCGGGCAGCCTGGGGAAAGCCCCCATTCCGTCGGACAGCTGGGAGCCGGTGTAGGGGCCACCCGTGAATCCGTAGGCCACGCCACCGACCTTGGCCTTGCGAGAGCGACGACGACGACCGCCCATCGGGGGTAGACCGAGCGCACCGGCTACAGCCTCCATATCAGGCTCCGCACCGCCCCGGCGAGTGCGACGGCGGCGACCGCCCATCGGGGGTAGACCGAGCGCACCGGCTACAGCCTGCATATCGGGCTCCGCACCGCCCCGGCGGGACCGACGACGACGACCGCCCACTGCGGGCAGGTCGAGCGCACCAGCGACGGCCTCCATCTCGGGATCCGCACCTCCCTTCTTGTATGTCTTCTTCGCAGCCTTCATCGCATCGCCGAGCGACATGCCAGGCTTTTTAGCTTTCATCACTGCCTTTAGCCAAGCCGAGCGTCCACCTTCCATTTCTATTTGTTTCACTGGTTAGACTTTATTGTGAAGTCATACATGGGTGAAACAATCTTCTTGGGCTGGAGCGATACAGCCGAACTCTGGGCGGTCGGGGTCTTGTAGGTCGTCGGCTTGTAACGCAGGAGATCAGGCTTGATTCCAAACGAGCTCTCGGCAAAGGCACCGGTATACACTTCCATCGCATTGTCCAGGCTGCCGTAACACATAGCAACCCACTGACAGCCATACGAAAAACATATTTCAGGATTCTTGTTGGAAATGGCGGTGGTGCTCATATCGGGAACCACAAGCGTAATATTACGCTTGTTGAATTCGATCAGTTCTTCGTGATCAAATGTTTGGGAGGCCTGAGTATATGTCATACGACGCATCTGGGATGATACCCAGGACATATTCACTAACTCGTCCATCCCGTTGCCCTTGATATGCTCGCCGCTCACAATGATCAATTTACCCATCAGGTTGCATATCGGCTCGACTCCCAGATTCTTGCGTTGGTAAGAGTAATCTGATCCCAACATATACTTGCGAATCGTCATCTTCAGGGTGTCGGCGCACTGCGTCAGAATAGCATTGTCGGATGTATGAAATACGAGGGACAGGACGAAGGGGTTCTTGTACCCTGGCGTGACGGCACTATTGAACGCCGCATTTCCGATGGTGACACAGCAATCCTCAAAGGAGAGAGTGTTGTATGTCGTCATTTTCTGAGTATTGGCATCGGCTAGACCAACCACAGGCTTTCCATCGACGGCATAGACATCCCATTCCACCAACCGTGCCCCGCCCTTGATCACTTTGGTGAGGGCGTCGGTGACAATGTATGTATTGATTGTCGTCCCTGGGATCAGGGAATAACCGCTAGCCGCCATATAGTAGTCGCACAAGACGTCCTTGTTGGGGCATCCGATGGGTGCACCCTTGGTAAGTTCAGCGTATACCTCGAGCGGCTTGGTCAGCGACGCATCGGGGGGCGGGATATTGCCGAGGTAAACGTATGCTCCTACCCCAAGCCCAAGACCTAGGCAGGCAAATGCGATACATATAATGACCCACAGCAGTTGGGTGGTGTCCATTCTTATTATTTCTTACGATGTTGTTTATATTTGAAAAAGAGCGGCCGCATCATCATGACTACATCGTCTGGGACTCGCTCGTCCATCGGGATTTCAAATAGGCAGCAGTGGAGGAAATAGATACAGTACATACCGCACTGGGCGTTCTTGTATTGGTGCCGAACAGCGTTGTAAGATAATTCTGTAGGCTCGTCAAACAATTTCATCTCATCCAACTGCTCTTTCCACCGCAGCATTAAACGCCGAATCTCTTTCTCGGGTTTCTGGGCATACGAATCAAAGAACGTCATCTTGGGATGTTTCAGGTGATCACGGAAATCACAGAACGCCGCTATCCAGTGTTCGCCCGGTCCATCGCTAGGATCTGTGTTGAATACAATACCGACACGGCGATACCCTTTCTTGTGCAGTTCGGAAATCTTCATACTGCACAGCGACGAGACAAGACATTTTCCAGTTTCATTGTGTAGATCAAAATCTATCGGGACAGAGCCAGTGTAATAGTAATCGGGAATCAACTTGGCATAGTGTTCCTGTGATGCATCAATATCGTCCGACGACAGCCATTCCGTTCCATTCGATGCCCAACTATCTGGTGCCACCGGCTTTTTCACGAGGGCATGGACAATACACGCCTGAGCACCTGTATCACAAGCATCTTTCATACGCCGAGTGATTTCCTGCCACATATTGTTTCCCTTCTTTACAG